TTGCTCAGTTGATAATGAACTAAACTGCTTGGCTAAATCCGCCAAAGTTCCTAGCCATGGTTTTGCTGCTCCTAATCCGTTTCTCAGAGCATCTAACAATGGACCTCCGAATTCAATCGCGATATCGATCAATTCGTTCTTCAACATTTGGAGTTTTGATTCCATGGTCTCGTAACGTTTGCTGGCTTCGTCAGTTAAAGCTGTACCTTTTTCCCATTCAGAATTTGCTACGTTCATAGCTTTACCCATGGTTTCAGCAGCAAGCCCCAACGATTTCAGCATATTAGATTGTCGAACTCCTGTTAAACCAAGCTCCTCAAGGATTTTATTTGCATCTTTCCCGCTTTCACTGGCCTTTCCAAGACCTTTTATAAAGTCCTGCAAAGCTTCAGCTGGTTTAGTTTTCCACTTTTCGGCGAACTGTTCAGCTGTCATTCCTGCTGTATCTGCGTAGATCTTCAATTTTTCTCCGCCTTCCGATACCGCGTTAGAAATCCCTGTGAGTGTCTGAGTCATGGCTGTTCCACCAGCCTCGGCTTCGATTCCCACCGAACTCATAGCAGTCGCCAAACCTAAAATTTCAGGCATGGTTAATCCAGCTAGTTTACCAGAAGCTGCCAAACGGTTAGACATTTGGACAATATCGCTTTCAGTTGTGGCAAAGTTATTCCCCAAACCAACGACTGCCGCACCGAACTTAGCTGACCAGGTATCAAGATCATCCCCTGAAACTTGCATGATGTTCCCGATTTTGGAAATCGAGGTTGCAGCTTCTTCCGCACTCAAGTTAGTAGATACCCCAAGGTTAATCATAGTTTTTGTGAAACCTTCAATCGAACCAATAGGTACACCTAATTGCCCTGCAGCTTCCGCTACGTTAGCAATTTCAGTCGCACTGGCTGGCATTTCTTTAGCCATATTACGAATGCTGGCACTTAATTTAGAAAATTGCTCAGGCGTTCCGTCAACTGTTTTCTTAACCCCAGCAAATGCACTTTCATAGTCCATTGCTGCCTTAACAGCTACACCTGCTCCGGCTAAAATAGGGGCAGTCACACCTTTCGTTAGAGCAGAGCCAAATCCAGAGAGACCTTCCCCAATTTTTTTGAATTTGCCACCTAGCTCTTGAGCACTATTTCCGAATTTAGTAAAGGCACTGTCATCGATATAAGCTTGACGCATAGATTTTGCTAACTGCTCGTAGCGATTTTGCAATTCGGCCACTTTAGCAGCCGTCGCAGTCATACTAGCACCTGCTTCAACTAACTTTTGTTTTTGTTCAGCTGTTGCCGTAGAAACATCACCAATACTCGCTTTTAGTTGATTATATCGTTCACTTTGGTGGCTCAATAATTTTTGGTAATTGCCCAAAGCAGAACCAGTCTGATCCATAAGACTCTTTAAGTTACTGACGTTCTTACCAGCTCCCTTAAAGTTATTTTCCATCGCCTTCAGGGAATTATCGACACCCTTTAGATAGGTTTTTAACCTCCCAACATTTGACTGAAAAGGAGCGACGTCTAAAGTAGCGGTTGCGACTAATTCACCAATATTACTTGCCATTCATTCTCCTTTCTACCCAAAAAGGAATGGGAAGGCCTTATCAAGGGTTGTTTCTTCTTCCTCTTGGCTTTCTTTTGTTTCTAAAGCCTGCACCATCAAATCAAAATCTGATAAACGCATACTTTTAATGTCATGGATCGTATATCCTTGACTCATTAACGATTGAACCCAAACTAATAAATTGGTTTGAGCCTCTTTAGGGGTTAACCCTTTTTCTTCTTTTTTCCCTCAGCAGTCTCTTTTTCTTCTTGTTTTCCACCGAGTGCTGCCAGGTATAGTTCATTCAAAGTTTCGAGTGTTTCAACACTTGCACTCTTCAGATCATCTGCATCGAACTGCTCTCCGTACATTTTCACGAACATATCAAGATACGCTTCATTCAACTCGCGATGTTTGGCAGGATTTAGCAAATCTTCCTTCTTTTCGTACAAAGCAGTTTGACGGACTTGGTGTTCTAACGCCAGAAGATTATCTTCGACATTGACATAATCTTTAGAGAACTCTTTTAGAACCCCACCTTTTTTAAATTTAATTTCAAACATTGTTTACTCCTTAAAAAATATAGGCTTGGAATAACCAAGCCTACTCTTATGCACCTTGTCTTACTACGCTTGTTTCAGCGGTCACTGTTCGTCCAGAACTAGCACCGCTTACGACTTTGGGAAGACGAGTTTACGGAATTCAGCTTCTTGGAATTGTGGGTTGTCTTCACGACCTACTACAATTACAAGGCCTTCGTCTTCGTCTCCACGAGCTACGAAGCTTCCAGATACCGTATCGTTTTTAGGATCTGGTGAACCGTCTTTAGTTTCCAAATCCATTCCTGGAAGTGAGAACTTACCTTTAAGAAGACCAACCCAGATACCTTTACCGTCATCCCCAGTGGTACGGAACAAGCAAGCGATATCATTTGGTGTCATCTTCTTGCTGTATTTTTCAACACCATTTTCAACAGTGATGCCATAGAAGTCTTTACGAGCATCACTACCCAAATCCAACCATGATACTTCAAGTGTTGTTCCAGTAATACCAGAAGACAATACTACGTATGGTCCATCATCCGCTGTGATAGTGTTCAATTCATTTGTGATATCCAGTTTCGCTGTTTTAATTCCTGGAATCTTTTTAGTTTCACCTGCGACGAGGTTTTGAGAGTTCAATACCCCATATTCGAAACCACGTAAACCAAATTTAACTTTAGACATTTATTTATTTTCCTTTCATTTCTTCGAGACCACTCCAATCAAAAAGACGATATTTTCGGACGTTCATTAACAATCCAATATCGTCATCCATGTATCGAGGTTTCTCATTAGCTGTGTAGCGTTCAAATCCACTACTTTCAAGTACCGCATCCATTCTTTTTGTGATTTGGTCAGCTTGTTTAGCGTTCTTGCACCAAAAATTGATTGCGATACGTTGTTCCATTGAGATAACATTGTCATCTGCATATTCGTGAGGTGCTTCATAAGTCGAATAAATTCTTGCAAATGGAGCAAGCTCTTTTCGTTTTAAGTTTGTAGGTTTTTCAGGAATATCATAAGTAAAGATACCTTGTTTGTACCCTGGGAATTCCTTACCCCTAAACTGATCGAAGAGTTTATTTAACTCTTCATCTGCTACCAAAAGTTTATATGCTTCGGTTTCAGCAATCATTTACCCAACACCTCCCTCATCTTATTTATATATATCTCCTTAGCACGAGGAGTAACCGCATTAATAGTTTTTTCTTCGAAATCCTGCGCTTTTTGATAAATCGTTCCGCTATCCGGGAACTTAGCACGCCAACCAGTCGACCGACCAAAACCAATATCTTTTGAGGGAGCGTCTCCCCCTCCTTTGAAATTACTGATTCTTATATCTTCTTTCAATCGAGTGAGGGTTAGCTCATCAGAAATTGGAGTATTCACTTCAAGCTCTTTCTTGAACTCTTGGGCCACCTCTGTGACAGCTTCACGAGCAACTCTTGGCGCTTTAGCTTCCAGCTTCGTAAGATTATCAAGACAAAGATCTAATCCTTTCGTCATGAAACCATCACACCCTTAATCAAGTCAATTTCCTTGTTTGCGTAGTCACGTTCAATAGCAATGATTTGATACTCATTACCATCAAAATCTACAAAACAAGAATTGTCAAAAGGCATCTTTGGTATATGACGAATTAGAAATGTTTTGGTGTCTTTGTGCTCAGATAGCCCACTAGCTTTCATGACAGTCGCATTTTCGCGAAAGTCTTTGATAGAAGTTTTAGATACTTCTGCCCAGCAAGTATAAAGATCCTTTCTTTCGAAATCTAGCACTTCTCCATCTTCATTTTGTCCACCTACTCTTTGAAAAAAAGTAATGCGGACATTCATGTTACGTGTCCGCATTAACTTTCCCTCCTGGTTCTAAGTTGGTGAATGATGTTCAGGACACCATTCGCTAATGGATAACGCATGGTGTCCGCTGACATTCCTCGATGTTCATACTCTTCTTTAACTTGCTTTTTGACAGCTAGTCGGAATTTCGCATAGGACTCTAAGTCTTCAGGTTGCAGTTTGTTATCGATAGCAAAACAAATCTGCTCTCTAGCTGACTCGATAAGTTCAAGTAGTAACTCATCTTCAAAGTCATAGTCGATTTTACAATACAACTTAACTTCTTCAAGAAAACTATTCTTTTTATCTTCCATATCTCTAACCTCCAATCAAGGCTAGTAG